CTTGCGGGACTCCATGCTAACGCGACACCAACCAGGTAGGTGGTTTCCCACCTCTCTGGTTCCCTTCTTGGGCAATCTGAGGCATGGCTCTACAAGAGCACTAAAACATGCGTTCAGATCTTTCTGCTATAGGTACCCCATGACATACATCAGATCTCGGAAGAGCCTTGCAGATAGGTCGCAGGAATCTCCTGCACGTATCTACAGTAACAATATCTTGCAATCGCAAGTATTGCCGGCTCCCCCTACGTATGGTGGTATGTCAGAGACCATAATCGGTAGCGGACATAAGTGGCCTCCTCATCGACGTCGTAAGAAAAACGTCATTGAGTTCGACATTATGTCCTCAACCGGTGGAGAAGTTGAAATCAAGAAGGCACAGCGATATTTTATCGACTCTGCCATAATTGATGTTCGAGATAAATCGGACCTTACCTCTGTGCAGACTCGCTATACCGGAAAACTCCGTTATGGCGGTATGCTCAATGGTATCCCGAGTATCCCCTCCCGCCCTCCAGCTTTGTCTGACGCGACTCTTTTGTCCGTCGGAGCCAAAGCTTGGGCAAAGTACAAGCCTACCGCCCAACAGGGTGGTTTAGGCCAAGCACTTGGAGAACTTCATGATCTCCCCAGCTTGCCGAAGCTTTTATTCTTCCGCAATGTGCTCAGTCAAGCTACAAAGAAAACGAATTGGAAACAGGTTGTTAACCAATCGGGCTCTGAGTACTTGAATGTGCAATTTGGCTGGGTTCCGCTGATCTCTGATATTAAGGATCTTATCCGTAATGTTCAGAGGCTTAAAAAGGGCATCGAACAGCTCGAACGTGATAACGGTCGACCTGTTAGACGCAGCGGAAAAGCGGGTAGTACCTCGTCGACTACGTCGACGAAGACGACAGGAACCGGTTATTCCGGTAAAGTGTCGCCTTCTGCAGGTATGGTCTACTACGGTCCGTGGACAGAGGAGGTGGTTACTACAACCACAGTAGATTATAGATTTTCTGCGCGGTTCCGATATTTCATCGATTTTGCGAAAGCGCATCGAGGAGATATTGGCGCTGCTAACAGAATTTCTAAAATTCTGCTTGGGGCTGAATTAAGCCCCTACACCCTCTATCAACTTATGCCGTGGTCCTGGCTTATCGACTGGTTTACCAATACTGGTAGTGTCATTAACAATATTGTTAACGACGCCGGCGATAACCTTGTTGCCGATTATGCCTATATCAACGGAAAAGTAACCGTTGAAACAGTGAGAACGTTGACGTTTAGCGTTCGTTACCCTATGGGTGGCGATAGCTACGAAAACATCTCTGTCGGAGGTGTGGACCGTACGGTTCATTTTCGACGCATACAGGCAAGCCCCTATGGCTTTGGGTTGAATGTTGGTAGTCTATCCAACAAGCAACTCGCCATTCTAGGTGCACTTGGTTTATCCAGGTGGTAACCTAGGGAGCTTGGGATTGTCCCAAGTTCTTTTGTCTCTAAGGAGTTGTGCCATGCTGGCCGATCCCCAATCTGTTACGATCAACGCTGTAGCTCAATCGCTACCTGCTGTTGCTCGTGGCGCTAATACTTCCTCTTATCGAAAGGACGATGGCAATGTTGCATTGACCATCTCTCATTCGTATGGGAAGCTGACTCGACGGACTGCCCGCCTCGATTTTTCTAAAATCGCTGCGGACCCGTTGATCTCCTCGCAGAACATCAAGTATTCGATGTCTGCGTATCTCGTGATCGATGTTCCCGTAACTGGGTTCACCGTGACCGAGGCCAAGTATGTCGTTGATGCGCTTACCGCGTATCTGACGGCATCCTCGGGCGCCAAGGTGACTAGCATTCTTGGAGGCGAGTCCTAAGGGACTCGTCCTTGATTGCGAATCATCGTTCCGATTACACTCGTCGCTTTAGTTGTGTTGGCTTTCGCCTTCATACTAGCGGTGATGTACTCGGATTTGCGGTTTGGGGAAGGTAGTATGGCCAGGACTGTTCAACAACCCTTTTCACAGGATCGTGAACATGAAAAGCCTGTTACCTCTCTTAGAGAGGATCCTGCAGGATTGCAGGATCTGGTGTAGCACTAGCACCACTCGAGATTTTGAAACTATCTCGAGACGCTTTGAACACGAGGGTTTGTCATTTTTAATGATAACCCTTCCAGCCTTCTGCGCAGACTTTGAAAAAAGTCTCGCTGATGGCCAGGTTGGCCCCACTTTGTTTAGAGGTTTCTCTAAACATAAAGCTCTCCCCCGATTTCTCGGAGGTTTGCTGGACCTTGTGTTCGATCGTAATACTGGTGTCCTCTTGGACTCTCCTGATGTTAATTCGATCTGGCTAATCAGACAAGTCTGTTTAGTCGGAAAGAAGATTGAGTATCCTTGTTCTGAAGAACGAGTCGCTCAAGCTTTCACCAGGTATGTCCAAACAAATGAGGATGTTCGCGTTTGGGAAGAGTCTTCATTGCACTCTCCCCTCAACCATACCCTCTCTACTGAAGCCCAACACTTCTCTGAAGTTGCTGGGTTCCTTTGGAGCGCTTGTTTCCCTTCCGATGTTGTTACGGTTGAGAAACTTGTGCCAAGGCATGGTCCTGGTGCCACTGCAGAACGTATCTCTTCGAATAAGAAGTACGAACTTCGTAGTTGGCACTCTAGGCTCGAACCTTACTTCCCAATTGACCAATTTGGTATTCCATCTTGGAATGCCTTAGAGGAGTTGGATTTAGTAAGTTTCCTCTCCCCGGAAGATGAAAAACCCGTCAGGGTTATCCATGTTCCTAAAACGTTGAAGACTCCACGTATCATTGCCATTGAACCCGTTTGTATGCAATATACACAACAGGCTCTTTTGGAAATGATGGTGCCTATTCTGGAGGACCCTAAGCTCCTAAATGGTGCTTTAGGTTTCACGGATCAAACCGTGAACCAGAATCTTGCCCTTACTTCTTCTCAGACAGGTAGTCTTGCAACTATCGACTTGAAAGATGCTTCGGACAGAGTCTCCAATCGGCTCGTAGAATTAATGCTTGCTTCTGTACCACATCTTCGTGATGCGGTCATGGCTTGCAGATCTCTACGCGCTGACGTACCTAATCATGGGATAGTCCCTCTGTTTAGGTTCGCGTCTATGGGTTCTGCTCTCTGCTTTCCCATTGAAGCAATGGTCTTTCTGACCATTGTCGTCTCTGCGATTGCTAGAAGTAGAGGACATCGGCTAACTGCAGCCTCCATTAGGAGCATCTGCGGTGAGGTGCGCATCTACGGTGACGATATCATTGTCCCCGTGGACTATGTGCATATCGTGAAGAGTGAACTTGAAGTTTTCAATCTTCAGGTAAACACATCTAAGACTTTCGGATCTGGAAAGTTCCGAGAATCTTGTGGCATGGATGCATACGATGGTATACAAGTAACACCCGTATATCTTCGTTCTTTGCTTCCGTCTTCACGTCGCGATACTCGTGAGCTATTAGCTGTTGTTTCGTTCCGTAACCAATGCTATCGCAATGGTTTATGGAAGACAGCCGAATACGTCGATTCGCTAGTACGTAAGTTTTACGACTTACCTACTATACGGGCAACGTCAGCTCTCATTGGCCGCGAATCCTTCTCCTTTATCGAGAGAGGAACGCGGTGGGATAGCAACCTTCATTACTCGCTAACGCGGGGACTGATTGTTGTTACCAAGGCTCGTTTATCCGTCATCGATGGATATTCCGCCTTAATGAAATGGTTTTTGAAGAGAGGGAATCAACCCTTTATCGACAAAGATCATCTCAAGTATAGCGGACGTCCCTTAGCCGTCTACACCAAGCTAAGGTGGGCCCTTCCGTTTTAGAACGGAAGTTGTTGCTATCGGTTAAACTCCGGTAGCTAAGGAGGG